TTATCCGGTCCTCGGCACATCTTTCATCGTCCCCATCAACCGCCCCAACTGCTCCGTCTTAACCTCACTGCCGCGCGATGATCCGAATTCGAAACCGTAAACATCCTTCACGATCGCCACCAAAGCGCCCGATAGGATCAGCAAGATGTCGCGCGTCGAGCCCTCCGGGACGGCCCGTACCAGCAGCGCCCAGATCAGGCTGATCAGCCCGCCGATGGCGGCGTAGGCGAGCACGTCGGCGCGCAGGTTGCGGCGGCCGGGCTGGGCCATTGCCTCGTCATGAGCGCGGGCGCCGGCGCGGTCGGCCAGATAGGCTTTCTCCAATTCGTCGGACCGCTCGCCCATCGCCTGCTGAAAGGCGAGCTGTTGCGCCGGGTCGGCCTTGATGGCGTTCAGCGCATCGGCGCCGGTTTTGCCGGTCAGGGTCTCGGCGGTGCCGACCACCGTCTGGGCGACGTCGCCGGCCTGGTCGCCGCCGAGCCAACGGAGAATTGCGGGCACGAATTGGGCGAGGCCGAGGGCAATCGAAATCGGGTCCATGCTCACCGTTCCTTGGCGAAGTTATAGAAGGCGTGCTTGCCGATCTCGACCAGCGGCAGGCGGAAATGGCCCCATGTGTAGGGCCAGGGCTGGGCCGCGAGCTTGTAGGCGGTGGCGCCATAGGTCGGGTCTTCGATACGGCCGGCGATGGCGGCGGCGGCGATGCGTTTGGCGAGGCGGAAATCCGGGTCGCTGTCCTTGACCGTCAGCAGCTTCACCCGGTTGGGGTTGCCGGGGTTCCACGCACTGAACTGCCCGCGTGCCCGGCATACGCTGATCCAATCGCTCCCCCACCAGTGCCGGCCGCCCAGCCTTGCGCTGAGATCGATGCGGTTCTGGATGACGGCGGCGACGGCGATCATGCCGGCCTCGCCCTCGCCGCGCGCCTCACCCCACAGCGTGCGGGCCAGCGTGTCGACCTCCATCCGCGTGTGGTCTTCCACGATGGCGACGGCGGCGATCATGGCTGGCCCCGCTTCTGGCGCACGATCCGCCAGACGCCGATCAGCCCCACGACGGCGCCGCACAGCGAGGCGACAGTCGCGGCGACGATATTGACGGTGTACAGAACCTGCGCCCAGAACGGCGTGGTCAGCAGCACCACGCCGGCCGCGGTCTGGGCATAGGCAGCGCTCCCCGCGCCGGCCGTGAAGGTCGGATCGGTCATGATGTCCTCTTGGATTTCGAGATGAAAAAGCCGCCCCGAAGGCGGCGGGCGGCCTAGTTGGATGCCGCTGGGTACCCGGCGGTCACATCGATCGCATCCAGCGTGGCTTGGTCGGCCGCGCCGGCTATCGCGTCCTTGATCGCCCGCAGCCTCAGCACGCAGGCGCTGACATAGGCGGCAACCGCGCGGCCGAAGGCGTACATGGCCGCCGCGTCCATCGCGACATGGCTGTTATCGGCCGCGACCCAATAGAATCCGCCGGGCCACGGGCTGCCCGTCGGGTCGGTGATACTGCCCAATGCCATCACGCCCATCGCCGCCATTTGGGCCTGGGCGTCGCCGTCGATCTGGAACAGCACCCCCTGATAGGTGAAGCCGGCGACGATCAGCGCGCCGTACTGGGCAGCCGCGGCGGTTCGTTTGGCGAACTGGTTCTCGGCAAGGGTGGCCGTGCGCGGCACCGGCGCCCCGCCCTGGATCATATAGGCACCGGGCGTGTCCGGCGTGCCGGCCGGGGGCTGGATCGCGTGCAATGTCGCGTCGAACGACAGGTCCGGCGGGGTCACGCCGCTGCACGACCACAGCACCGGACCCGGATCGTCCCGGTAGATGAAATAGAGAGTGGTCATCGCTGCAGCCCCAGAATCGAGAGTGTTCCGCCGTCGATCTGGACCGTGCTGTCGGCGTTCCAGGACAGGGTGATGGTGTGGGACGTGCCGCCTGACGAGCCGCTCAGCGTCCCAGACCAGGAGATCGACAGTCCCGTCTGGGTGTTGGCGATCCCGGGCTGGGTCAGGGCGACGTCGCCGCCGTCGACCGTCAGTTTCAGGCCCCAGGTTCTGGGACCGGAGGAGTAGCCCAGCAGCACATTGGCAAGCGCGACCACGATCGCATTGTCGTACAAAGTGATCGTCGATGACGCCGCGACCTGCCAGCCGCCATTGCCGAAGGGGCCATTCGCCACCGACGCGGAAGCGGAGGCGGTGATATTGCCGGGTTTGACGTTGATCGTGGCGACCACGCCGCTGGCCAGCGTCGCCTCTTCGAAAACCGGATTGCCGGACGCATCGTTGATCCACAGGCCCCAGGCATCCTGAAACCGGCCCATGACGACGCGGTCGTGGGTGCCGTCGTTCGCCTTGAACCACGGGCCATAGACATGGCCGCTGATCGTGACGGCGTGCCCGTTGATCTCGATGAATGGCTGACCCGAGCCATGGATCGTCGAGAAAGTCTCGCTGTCGATGAAGTTGGCTTCCATCCGGTCGCCGGTGATCGTGCCGGCGGTGATCGCGCTGGCATCGATGCCGGCGGCGGTAATATGCGCGGTCGTGATCGACCCATCCTGGATGAGCGTCCCGGTCACCTGGCGCTCAAGGCGCGGATTGGCGAGATACCACTGGCCGGCGCCCGCCGATCCGTCCGGGTCGCCGCCGTTAACACGCACGAAGAAGGACGCGTAAGCGGCCCCGGCAGGCGCGGTCACGGTGCCGCTAACCTCTATGCCGGACGTGCCTGTAGCCGACGCCGGAGTCACCTCAATAGCGACAAGGCTCGTGCCTATGGCCGCCATGGTATTGTCGAGGAAGGCCACGCGCAGCTGCAAGTTTTTGTTGCACGAAAGGCGCGAGCGCACATATGCCAGTGCCCGGTAATTCAGTCCTTGAGTGACCGATATAGGCTGCACCCCAGCGGGCGCGCTGGCCGTGGGTGTGTTGAACTGGAACAGCTGAGAATTGCTCGCCGGAATGGCGGAGCAATCGAAAAATATCTGGTTGGGCACACCCAGCCCGATATTCGTAGCCGAATAGCTCGCGACGGTGCCGATCGGATCTGTGACTTGCCAATAGGAGAGATCGAGGAAGGTGGGGTCGGTGACCAGATTCGTCGTGTCGCCGATATAGAGTTTGGTGGCCGTGACCGCGCCCGCCCCCAGCAATGCGGTCGTGATCGCGCCAGCCGCGATGGCCGCCGTGGTGATCCCGCCTGCCTGAATCTGACCGGCGCCGATCGTGTTCGCCGCGATCTGGAGCGCGGTGATCGTATTGGCCGCGATCTTGGCCGCCGTGACCGCGTTGGCCGCCAGTTCCGACGTGTTGACCGCGCCGGCCGCGATCTGCCCGGCCGTTATGGTGTTGGCCGCGATATTGCCGGCGGTGATCGTGTTGGTGGCGATCTCGTTCGACGTGATCGTCCCGGCCTGTATTTGGGCGGCCGTGATCGTATTGGTCGCGATCTTGGCAGCCGTGACCGCCAAGGCCGCGAGTTCCGACGTGTTGATCGCACCGGCCGCGATCTGGCCTGCTGTTATGGTGTTGGCCGCGATATTGCCGGCGGTGATCGTGTTGGCGGCGATCTCGTTCGAAGTGATCGTCCCGGCCTGTATCTGGGCGGCCGTGATGGTATTGGCAGCAATCTTGGCCGCCGTGACCGCCAGGGCCGCGAGTTCCGAGGTGCTGACGCCCCCGGCGGCGATCTGCCCGGCCGTGATCGTATTGGCGGCGATTTGGGTTGCCGTGATCGTGCCAGCCTGAATATTGCTGCCTGTGATCGTACCGGCGGCGATATCGCTGCCCTGTATCGTGCTGGCAGCTATCTGGCCGGTGGTGATCGTGCTGGCCGCGATATTACCCGCCGTGATCGTGCCGGCCGCGATCTGAGCAGCGGTGATCGTGCCAGCGGTAATCGCCGTGCCGCTGATGCCGGCAGCGGTAATATGGTCGGTCGTGATCGACCCATCCTGGATCAGCGTTCCCGTCACCTGCCGCTCAAGACGTGGGTTGGCGAGGTACCACTGGCCAGCGCCGCCCGATGTGTCGGGAGCGTTCCCGCTGATGCGGACAAAGAAAGACGCGTAGGCGGCGCCGGCGGGTGCGGTCACGGTGCCGCTAACCTCTATGCCGTCGGCTCCTGTGGCCGTGGTCGGATCCACGGTAACCGCAACCAAGCTGGTGCCGATTGCCGTCATTGTATGATCGAGGAAAGCTACACGGAGCTGCAGGTTCTTGTTGCAGGAGAGCCGCGAGCGGACATATGCGAGTGCCCGGTAATTCAGGCCTTGCGTGACCGAGATTGACCGCAGCCCCGCGGGCGCTCCGGCCGAAGGCGTGTTGAATTGGAACAGCTGAGTATCGCTCGCGGGAATGGCGGAGCAATCAAAAAATATCTGCGACGCGGCTCCCAAGCCTATATTGGTCGACGAAAAACTCGCCACTGTTCCGATCGGGTCGACTATTTCCCAATAATTGGAATCCAGGAAAGTGGGATCGGTAATCAGATTGGTGGTGTCGCCGATATAGAGCTTCGTGGCCGTAACCGCGCCGGCGTCCAGCAACGCCGTGGTGATCGCTCCGGCCGCGATCGCCGCCGTGGCGATCGATCCCGGATTGATGTCGCCGCCATCGGTCGCGACCGTCCAGGCCCCGCGGGTATATCGGTACAGCTTGCCGTCGTTCGTCCGGATGACGAGCGAGCCCTCGTAGACCAGATTGCCGCTCGTCGGCAGCGTGCCGGTCACGCTGGCGGGCAGGCCATAACCGGTCGCGATCTTGGTAATGTCGATTGCGTTGGCCGCGATATTCGATCCCTGAACCGCGGCGGCGGCGAGCTCGGAATTCGTAACGGCGCCGCTCGCGATGGCGGCGGAAGTCACCGCGTTGGCGGCTATCGCGGCGGCGGTGACCGCGCCGGCGGCGATCTGCGCGCTGCTGATGGTGCCGCTCAAGTCACCCGTCGCGACGACGGATGTCCACGTTCCCGAATGATAGCGGTAGAGTTTGCCGTCCGCGGTCAACACCACGACCTGCCCCTCGGTCGCGGTGCCGGGCAGCGACGACACGATCTGGACCGGAGTGATTCCCGAGGCGAATTTGGTGATATCGAGCGACGCGGTCGAGATGTCGGCGCCAGGCACGGCGGCCGTCCAGGCACCCAAGTGATACCGGTACAGCTTGCCGTCGCTAGTGAGCATGACGACCTGTCCCTCGGTCGCGGTACCCGGCAGTGATGAGACGATCTGGACAGGCGTTATGCCCGATGCAAAGGCCGTAATGCCTAGCGAGCCCGTGGTAATATCGGTACCCGGGACCGCGGCCGTCCAGGCACCGGAGTGGTAGCGGTAGAGCTTGCCATTGGTCGTCAGCATAACGACCTGACCTTCGGTCCCGCTGCCCGGCAAGGACGACACGATCTGCACCGGCGTTATACCCGAGGCGAAGGCCGTGATGCCCAGCGAGCCCGTGGTGATATCGGTACCCGGGACCGCGGCTGTCCAGGCGCCCGAGTGATACCGGTAAAGCTTGCCATCAGTCGTCAACATGACGACCTGACCCTCGGTCGCGGTCGTCGGCAGCGACGACACGATCTGCACCGGCGTGATGCCGGAGGCAAAAGCCGTGATGCCAAGTGAGCCGGCGGCGATATCGGCGCCCGGAACAGCTGCCGTCCAGGCGCCGGAGTGGTACCGGTAGAGCTTGCCATCGGCCGTATCGAGGAACAGCGCGCCTTCATAGACGTTCGGACCGCTGCTCGGCAGGCTCGACCCGTAGGCCGGCATTCCGTAGCCGGTCGCGGCCTTGGTGACGTCGATCGTCGCGTCGGCGATCTTGGCGCCCGTGATCGCGGCGTCGGCGATCTGTGCGTTGATGAGCTGTCCGGTGATATCGGCCGCGTCCACCGCGTTGGTGGTCGCGCTGCCCGGCCCCAGATAGGCGCTGAAATTCCCCGAAGTGTCCTGCGCCCTGATCCAATAGAATCTCGTGTCGGACAGGTTGAGGCCCGGCCGGACATAATGGGTGGCGTTGATCAGCGCGATCCGCGACGCGCTGGCCAGCACATTGGTCGATCCCTCCCAGACCTCATACCAGGCGACATCGTTCTCGGCCGAGGCGGTCCAATCGAGCGTGATCTGCCGATAGCCGCCATGGACGCCGAGGCCGGTCGGCGCCGGCGGCGCGGTGGTCTTGCCGCTGGTGGTGATGTTGAGCGTCTGGTCCCAGGCCGAATAGAACGGGCCGCTGGTCCGCACCGCGCGGACCTGGACGTCATAGGCCGTGTTGTTCGGCAGCGGGCTGATGCGGAAACTGGTCGTGTCCCGGCCGCCGCGCCAGCTGATCCATGGGCCAGGGCCGGTGTGCAGCCGGTATTGCACCTCATACTGGTCGAACAGCGGATCTTGCGACGCCGTCCAAGCGACGACGCCGAAGGAAATCCAGGTGCCGTCCTTCTGCTGTTCCGCGCCGACGGTGAAACTGACGCCGGTCGGCGGATAGACGAAGACGCCGCTGCCACCGGGCACATAGGTGTAGGGCGAGACGTCGGAAAGCTCCTGCTGGCCGCCGCCATAGATGTTGAAGGACAGGAATTTCAGGTAGAGCGTCTTGCCGACATAGGAGACCGGGGTGATCGGCAGGTCGAACGACACGACGCTTTCGTCGAGCCGGCAGAATTCCGTGCCGGCGGCATGGGCTTCGATTCCCGAGCCGTAAACGCCGCGCCGCAGATAGGTCAGGCCGTACAGGTCGCTGCCGGTCAGGACGGCGGTTTCATAGGCGATCAGCTCGCCGTCGACATAGCACAGCGTCCGGAACGCATCGGCGTCGGCCTGGGTGCCGGAGCCGAGCGTACGTCCGCTCTCGCTCATATCGACCGATAGCGTGTGGGCCGTGTCCGGGTCGGCGCCGCTGGCCAGCGTGTTGGCCAGCACGCCCTGGCGCGACGGCGCCGTGATCCGGCCCATTCGCTTATAGGTGGCATTGTCGAGCGACAGATAGATGTCGCAGCCGCCCCAATTCGCCCCGCCGCAAGCGCCGATCATGATTTGCGGCGCGGTGATCGAGCGGGCCGCCAGCATCACCGGCGGCGGCTCGAAGATCAGCGGCGCGTCGACATTGCCGGGAGCGACATTGTAATCGACGTCGTAGGGCGAGCCCGGCTCGAACTCATAGATCGGCGCATGGCCTGTGCCGCCGAGATACTCCTCGGCGGTGACCTGGATATTGCCGTTCTCATCCTCTTCCAGCGACAGGATGCGAACCCATTGCTGGTTCAGCCCAAGCCCAGAGTCAGTAATCTCGACGATGTCCATCGGGTCGAGCAGGCAATAGCGCCAGCCCAGCGTGAAGCTGTAGGCGTTGCGGACCGACTGGCGCTGCAGCTTCAGCGTCGCCGCCTTCTTGGCCGCGCCGGCGTCGCAGAACTGATGCATCTGCTCGGGTTGCTCGCCGCGCAGCCCATAGGTCTCGATCGCCGCCTGGTTCTTCGCCTCGACGATATTGGCGTTATAGGAATGGGCGCGATCGAGGAATTCGAACCGGATCGCGTTCATCTGGTCGGACGGCCGGGCGCGCGAACATTGCACCGGATCCTGGCCGTCGACGCACAGGAAGTCGTCGTCGGTCAGGCTGAACAACGGCGCCGAGGGAGCGGTATAGCTGGCGCCGTTGGCCGACAGATTCTGGTCGCCATAGGGTACGATGGTCAGCTGCGTGCCCGACCAGACGAATTCCGCATTGCAGCTTTGGACGATGGCGTTCAACTGTCCGGCGGCGTCCGACTGGGTGTCGAACACTGGCGAGATCATCAGTCCGGCGGCCCGGCAGTAACCCGAGAAGACGGCGAAACCGCCGGCCGGCATGCGCTGGGCCGGGAAGCCGACACCGTAGCGCGGATTGGTCAGCACATCGCCGACCACCACCCCCGGGTCGGCATCGGGCAGCCCGGCGATGGCGTTGGCGCCGATGCCCGTCACCTCATAGGACAGGTTGGGCAGCTGGGCCGACTGGCCCAGATCATAGGCCATGGCATAGACGTAACCGGTCCCGGCATAGGATATCGCCGCGTCGGGGAATTTGGTGGTGAGGTACCCCCACGGCGCCTGCCCCAGGTCGCCGCTGGCGAAGCCCAGCTTCGAATTGGCGAACGCGGTCTTGGTCTTGGACGCCCACACATTCTGGACATCGGCCAGCGTGCCTTCGCCCAGCGCGAAGACGAACGACGCCTTATAGTCATAGCTGGTGGAGCCGTGGCCGCTATCGCCGCCTTTGCCGCCATTGCCGGATGAGGAGTGCACCGGGATCGCCTGGAAATCGCCGTACCAGATCAGGTTGCCGGTCAGCCGCGTCCGCCCATAGATGACCGGCACGACGCCGCCATAGCATGAGCTTTGGATATCGACGCCAGATGCCACCGTCTGGGTCTGGGCCTGGGTTTCACCGCTTCCGAACATGTTCAGCCCCACAAGGTGAAAAAGCGGCGCGGCCGCCCTGCCAGCCGGCCGGCGTCGCCAGTGTCCAGCACGACGCCGACATGGATCACGGCATGGACGATCTGCGGCCAGGCGATGACGATCGCGCCATGGGCGAAGCAGCGGCCCCAGCGATAGAGCACGAAGTCGCCCGCCCCGGTCGGCGCCGGAACCTCGCTTGCATGGCGCGTGACGATGTCGAGATAGCGTTCGGCGTCGCGGTGCAGGTGCCAGTCCGGCGGGTAATGATCGACCGCGAAATCCGGGATCAGCCCGGCGGCGCGATAGACCGAAGCCGGCAGCATCGCGCAATCGACGCCGGCGCCCTTGATCCGCGCGGCATGGTGGTATGGCGTATTGAGCCAGCCGAGCGCCTCGGCCACCACCGACGCGCGCTGTTCGGACGTGCTTGCCGGACGGGAGTCCATGGCGTACCCCGGGGATTGCGAAACGGCGGAACATGAGGATGCATCGCGATGCCCAACGAGCCCGGACCGGATCAGCCGCAACTCGACCTGCCGGACTCAGGCCAAGCCGGGCCGCAGCTCGCCATGGTGCTGGAAAACGACCGCAAATCGATGCATCTCAGAATCGGCAAGGACGGCAAGCTGCTGGCCGGCCTGGTACTCAGCGCCGACCAGCTGGAGGGGCTGATGGCCGGCTTGGCGCAGGTGCGCGAGCGCATGCTGCCCGAACCGCCGGCAACGCCCGCGCCGGCGCAACCGGTAGCCGTAGAACCAATCGCGCCCGAACCGGCGCCGACCGAATTCTCAGCAGCCGTCGCCCATCCGATCAAGGGCACCCACTACGATTTCGGCATCGACTCAAACACCCAGCAGCTGATCTTCTCGGTCCGCGATCAGGGGCTGGGCTGGCTATCTTTTCGCTTCGGCGTCCGCCTGCTGGAACGCATGCTGAAGGTCGCAAAGTCGGCGCAGAAATAATGGCAAACGGAGGCTGGTACGAAACTCGTGAGGAGTGGGACCGCATCGAAGGCCCGCTCTTGGAGCTTGATCCGATAGTCGATGACTTCAGCAATGCGGCCGGACTTGTCGTGACGAAGAACCAGAAGGATTGGCCTGAACGATCGCTACAATGGGGGGAGGATATACCTTGTCTCATTCAGATTTATCTGGGGGACGCGACAAGCCTGAGATGGAATATTTGGATTTGTTGCTCGCAGGACAGAGAGGGAAAACGATATTGGAAAAGAGATTTGCTGGTGAAGGAAAAGACCTGTGAGGAATTCAAGAATAGGCTTCCTGCCCTTCTGCTGGAAGGCAGAGCACGCCTGATCGAATGGAGTAGTGAACCAGAGAGCCTTGAATTTGCAGTGAATCTCGGTTCACCGGAGCTAACCTCTAAGCCGCCGTCTCCGGCACTGGCACATAAGGCTCTCCCTGGAAATGCTGCAGGTTGGCGAACTTCGTCGTGCAGGTCGCCTTGGTCTTGTCGCAGCCAGGATAGACGGTGAGCGGGTCGCCCACTGCCGGCAGGGATGGCAGCGGGACCAGCAGGTCGAGCGCTCCGCCGGTCTGGGACTTGATGGCGAAGGATTGGCCGGTGAGAACACCGCCGCCGAAGGTCAGTGTGCCGAGCGAGGCCCAGCCGTCCGCCTGGGTCAGCGTGGTTTGCAGAAGATGGACGCTGGACGAAGCGGCGACGGCGCAGGCATGGGCATAGGCCGCCTTGCTCAGCGTGCAGCCGGCATCGAACAGGGTGCGCGAACAGCCAGGTTGAAACAGCCGCCACGGCCATTGCAGGCTGAGCAACTCCAGATGCGTATTGACCTTCAGCGTCGCCGCCGTGCGCCCGACATCGACTTCGACCACCCGTCCATAGAACAATGTCACCAGCCCGGCCGAGGTGTCGCCGAATGCCGGCATGAAAGCGCGGTCCAGCTGTACCTCGGCGCCATCCAGCACACCGGCGCGCAATGCCGGCAACCAGGCTGGGCCGCCGGGGAACATGATGTCGCCGGGCCGCGCGGTCAGCGTGATGTCCAGCTCATCGACCTGCACGCCGGTCTGGAACTTGACCCGGGAGCGCTCGAAGAACGGGCCGGAGGCGGCGAACACATGCCCCGTTGCCTGGTTGGTGATCGCGGTTTCCGCGGTCGTGTAGCGGACCGTGGTGCCGTCTGCCAGGATGAAGCTGTAGCAATCCGCCATATAGAACTGGCTGGAGCCCAGGATGGCGCGCAATTCGTCGGATACGGTTTTCATTGCCAGCCCATGGGGTTACAGGTTCTTCACGCTGATGAAATCGAGCTTTTTCTGCTCCCACAGCCGGTTCATGAATTTGGAGAAATCGTACTGGTCGGCGAGGAAGCGGACCGGCCAGGCATAGTCGATGTCGGCGGTGACACTGGCGCCATTGGGCGGCGGCGAGCTGAAGGTGATCTGCCCGCCGCTGTGCGACCAGGCGGAGGTCACGAGATGATTGACATAGATCGTGATCGCGGTCGGCCCCAGCACGGGCTCGGCGAAGCCGCCAAAGCTGCGCAACAGCTGAAACACCGTGTTCGACCCATCGCCGATGCCGATCGGCTGGCCGGTGACGCTGTTGTCGTCGGGATCCTGAAACAGGAAGCTGTCGAACGACCCGTTGCGGGCCAGAAAGAAGGCCAGCAGGGTGCGGAATTCGTTATTGGCATCGTCGCGCAGGAAATTGAACGACAGTGTCCACTGCCAGCGCGGATAGAGCTGCAGCGCCGCCCGTGTTTCCTCGCCCGACGCGGTTTCCTGGACCAGCGTCTTGAAGATCGGCGTGCGCACGACCGGATATTCCAGCCCGGCCAGGCTGGGGAAGAGTTCCAAGCTCATGGTGTCCCCTTGTGACGGGTCGCGGCGTTACGCCAGGGCGGGATCGAACGCGCGGTGCGCCCCGCGCAACGCCTTGGCCACCGCGCCCTTGTTATTCGAAAGCAGCCTTTGGAAACTGGCGGCATCGACTGCATGGATGTGGATATCGCCGCCGACGCGGTTGCCGCTGCCGGCGCGGTTGTCGCCGCCGGCCAAGCCCGATCGCAGCGGCTCGGCGATGCTGGCCGGCAGCACCATCTCGCGCTCATGCAGCTGCGTGACGGGGTTCAGGCCGGCGGGGATGTCGAAACCGCCCTCGGCCGAGAACACGTCATAGGCCATCACCGCCGTAAAGGCCGCGACCGCCGCCGCCGGCGCCAGGATCGGGCCGACGATGGGAATGCCGGCCACCGCGCTATAGGCGCCGGACGCCGCCTTGTTGGCGTCGCCGAAGACCGATGCGGAGCCGGCCACCGCCTCTGCGGTTTTCCCCGCCGTGATCGCCCTATCCTGTGAGGCCACCCGCGCGATATCGCCGGCCTGCGATGCCGAGGTCATCGTCGCTTCGGAGATGATCCAGTTGGTCGCGCGCTTGACCGCCATGTTCACGAAGTCGCCGATGATGGCATTGCCGATATTGGCCAGCGCCTGGCGGAAATTCTCCTGGCCGGTGATCATGCCGGTCAGCGACGCGGAAAAGGCATTGCCGATCGGCGCCAGCATCTGCTGCCAGGCCTGCACGGTCTCGGCGATTTCCTTCTCGTTCAGCTGCCGCAGCTTGGAATCGTGCTGAAGCTCCAGCTGGTCGAGCTGGGCCTGGTATTTCTGTTGGTTTGCCAGCTTTTTCGCGCTGGCATCGTATTCGTCCTGGATTTCCCCGCTCAGCTGGGTGAACTTCGCATTCTCGATCTGGACGTCCAGAGACATCGCCTGATCGGCGGAGAGCTGGTTCAGGTTGCGCAGTTCCTGCACATGCGCGACCTGATCGTCGAATTGCGCCTCCTCTGCCTTGCGCTTTGAAGGGCTGGGGCCCTGGTCCAAAGCCTGCTGGAAACTGATCAGCTGCGGAACCGCCTGCTGCACGTTCGCGGCGACACCGGAAATCGTCTGCTGAATCGCCGCGCAGGTCGCGTTGAAATCCTGCACCGCCTTATCCAGCCCGCTCTGCAGATCGTCGGTGCCGACGTCGAAGCCGATTTGGATGGTGTTGTCGGCCATGGCGGCTCCAATAAGAAGGCGCCCGGTGGGGCGCCTGATGATTATTTCTCGTATCCTTCGAGCACGCCATCATGGAAATGGAGGGCGTTTCCGCTGGGGTAGTGCCATTCTTCTCTGAGGCCTCTACTCGACTGCACGATCTTCTTGCTGAGCGGAGTGCCCCAGGCGCTGGCGAGGGCCTCGCCTTCATTCATGCCGATCAAGACTCCGCCCAGCTTGCGCCTTTCATCGGCAGCCTTTTTCGTAAGGTGGTCGAGGAAGGAAGGATAGATGCCTAAACCCATCGCCTTTATCTGGAATATTTTAGCCAACACGTCGGGAGACAGAGCCGTCCAGCCCGTCGGCGCGCCATCGAAGGTGACGAGCAGCCCGACCAAGGTATCGGTAATCGGACCTATTGATTCTACCCTGAAACGCCCAGATCGCTGAACGCAGCCATCCATTGTCTTAAGCCCCGGACAGACGGGTATATGGGTTGAAGGCGGAATCCAAAGGTCTTGGCCGACATAACGGTGGGCTTCGGAGGCGGGCATGGCCCCTTGCGGTTGGTTATCAGCAGCCCTCGTCGAATTCGGAAGGGGGCAACAAGCCAGCATCATCGCAACAGCCAAGCCGGGGGCATGGCTTTTAAGATTTGGCAAAATCCCCTCCCTTGCCGAACACTGCCATCAGGTCTGAAAGATCGTTTGTTCTATTTCCATCTCCTTTATAACGTACCAAACTTGAGAACAAAAGATGTATTGGTGGAAATTTCCGCCAATAGGCGGCGAGCTCCCCGTATTGCGGCAGCGTCATCTCGTCGATCTCTGCCCAGCGATAGCCGCAGGCGGTGGCGATCAGGCCGTAGATGTCGCCCCAGGGGAAGGGCTCGCCGCCTGCGCTTCCCCCGATAGAGGGCTCCGCCGCTCGAGGCCGGACAGTATCGCGACGGTCGAGATCGCGTTCCGCAGTTCCGGAATGGTCGGCGACAGGTCGTCGAACGCGGCGCGGGTGAAATTCGGGTCGGCGGTGGCGATTGCCGCGGCGATGATGTCGCCCTGCGCCTCAAGCTTGGCCTCGGTATCGATGCCCAGCCCGAGGAACAACGGCAGGATCCGCTTCAGGTCGCGGAACTTCAAAGGCGCGACGGGATAGTCCCGTCCGCCCAGCGTGATGATCTCTGCCATTGGTCTACTCGCTCAGCCAGATGTTGCCGATATTGCCGGCCGGATCGGCGGCGGCCTGGAAGTCGAATTCCGGGATCATGAAATCCTCGTTCTTGAAGGCCAGCGACAGTTTCGGCGCGATCACCGAGTTCAGCTGCAGGTTCAGCAGCTTGCCTTGAAACTGCTCGTTCAGGACCAAGCTGAAGGTCGGGGCCGATCCCATCAGCTGGTTGGTCAGTGACAGGCTGGTGCCTGCCGCGGTGGTATAGCTGTAGGTGAACAGCAGGGCGGCGTTGGCATCCCCCGCGCTGAACGTATAGACGCCGGTGTCGCTATTGACCGTGTACTGGCCCGCGGCCGGCGTACTCGCCACCGGGGTCAGCATGGTGCCGGTCGCGGCATAGGCGACGCCCAGGTCGGCCACGAAGTTCGCATGGTTGCCGACCGTGACCGTATGCGCGCCGCTGCCCGGGACGGTCCCGGCCTCGTTCAGCTGGGTCAGCGTATTGCCGGTCGTCAGCGTCTGGCCGAAGAAGATGTTGTTGAAGTTCGACGCGGAAATCCGCGCCGCCTTCGCCTTGCCGGTGATCTTCATTCCGCCCCGCGCCAGGGCCGCCGGCGCCTGGAACTGGCCGGTCAGCTCCTTGATGGTGAAGCTGAGGTCCAGCTGCACTTCCTGTAGCGTACCGAACTGCGCCGGTGTCGCCGTTGCCGTGTCGGTGCGCAGCGCGATCAGCGCGCCGACGCCAAAAGCATATTGGGTCATGCTCAGATCTCCCTGATAGCGGCGATGGCGGTGCTGAGCGCGCTCAACGCCGAACGCAGATGGTTATAGGCGTCGACCGACTGGGCGACGGGCGAGCCGGCGATATGGTCGTTGAACCAGCGGTCGATCGCCGCCTCGATCGCGGGCACGGAGGGAAAGCCGGCGGGTGCCGGCTGAACGGGTTCGGTCATGATGTCTCCTTGGGGGTTAAGCGGATTTACGGTCTGAGAACGTCCACGGGCACGACGGCATAGGCATATTCGCCGAGCAGGCCTTCGTCGGTTTCGATGCGGCCGTTTATGGTAACGCGCCGCGCCAGTCCTTTCAGCGTCAGCACCTGGGCGGGGTCGCCGGCGCCGAACGACTGCTCGATTGCGTCCAGCATCGGGTTCAGCAGCGACGAGGTCGGGAAGCTCTTGTCGCCGGAATGGACATAGAGGACTAGGTCGAGATGCATGACCCGCTTCAGCGGCTGCATCCCGCTCCATTCGACGGTTTCGCCCTTATAGATCTGGAACAAGGCCGGGCAGTTGCCGGCCCCGATATCCTGCGGCGACTTCAGCCGCCGGCTGGCGATCTTGATGCCGGTGAGGCCGGTTTCGTTGCCGGTCAGATGGGCGAACAATGCCGCCTGGATCGCTTCGCGGCTCATGACAGCGCCTCCGCCACCGCTGCCGAAATCCCATTGCTGATGTCAGATGACAAGTCGGCCAGGGCGCTGCGCAGATAGGAATGGGCGGGATAATCAACCTGCCGGCTGTAAGCTCGGACCCGCGCCTCGACCGGCCGGATCGGCCTGCCGAAGGCCTGGGCCCGGAGCCGCAGATGGGCGCGCACGCTCTCGCTTCCGCTGAAGCCATATTCCTGGAACGCGGCATAGGGCGCACTGGCGCTCACCGTCGCCGCGATGCCGCCGTCTTGAGCCAACCCCGCCGCCAGCAACGCCCGCAGGGCGCCGGTCCGCGCATTGAGGACGCCACCCGACAGGTTGCCGTCGACGCGGTCGCGCAGCCTGGCAACCAGGTCGGCGGCGGCGGCGCGGAGCGCGCTATCGGCCTTGTCGGGCAGCGCGGCAAGCCGGTCCCTGACGGCGTCTGCATTCAGTGTCGCGCCGATCATGCCAGGTTCACCCGCGTGTAGCGGGCGATGACGCTGGCGACGAACGGGCTGACATCCCGCTGCGTATAGGATGTGGTCGCCATGCCGCCGATACTCTCGGTGACCTTGCCCAGCCGGTCGCGGCCGCGATAGCGCAAGCCGACCAGTTCCATCACCGCCTCGGCGACATCGGCCGGCGCCGTGGCATAGCCGGCGCTGTAGCTCACCGAGACATTGACCAGCCCGCGCCCGAACCAATGGCCGAACAGCAGGATGACATTGCCGTTCAGCCGCCATCCCGGCTCACCCGGCGCCATCGCTTGCGGTACATTCGCGCCGTCGATGCTGAGCGCGCTGACCGCCGTCACCGGCGTCTGGCGCAGATACAGCCGGCCATTACCCTTGCCGTCATAGAACTCGCTATAGTTCTGCTCCAGGATTTGCCGGGCGCAGGCCGTGACGAAGAAGGCGCTGGCCGCGGAGATCAGCCGGCTCAGCACGGCATCGTCATTGGATTGCAGATCGCCGCCCAGATAGGCTTTGACGTCCGAGAGCGAGACGAGATCGCCTTGAGTCATCGCGGGCCTCCATAAATGAAATCGGGCCGGCTTCCTCTAGGAAACCGGCCCGATCGAGAACGTCAGGGATCAGCCGTTGGCGATATTGCCGATGACGCCCATCGCGAACGGCGCATAGACCGCCAGTACCTCCTCGGCATAGACGCCGAACTCATACGCCCGGGTCTTCAGCGGCCAGTCCATCCGGTAGTAATCGCGCCGCGTCTTGACCTCGGCGACGTTGGGCACGTTGCTGGACTGGTACTGCGCCGGCAGGTTCTCGGCCCAGCCGACGATGGTGCCCGGCGGCATGAACGGATGGATCTTGACCGGGATCTTGTATCCGCCGTCCAACGCGAACGGGTTGTAGTAATATTCGACCACGCCATTGGCGACGATGGCGAACGGGTCCTGCCCGTCGGTGGTATAGCGCAGCAGCGGGCTGGACGAACTCGACAGCACCTTGTTGGTGATGTTCCGCTGCTCCTGGCTGTTGACGTAGAGGACGGTGGGGCTGACCTGATACAGGTCCCACATCTTCTCCAGCATCAGGTCGATCTCATTGACCGAACCACGGCCCGAGGCGCTGAGGCCCGTGCCGGTTCCCGCCGTTCCGGTGCCCAGATAGTTCACATAGGCGCCGGAGCTGGATTTGAGTGCCGAGGTCAGCAGCCCGTCATAGGCCAGCCCCGGATTGGCCGAACTGTCCGCCGTGACCGCGGACGCACCTTGCGTGCCGGTTGCCAGCGGGGCGGAGAAGGTCGCGCTGTTGATCGTGGTGATCGCCTGCAATTTCTCCGCGCCGGCCGTGCCGACATACCAGGCATAGGCGACGGCGCCGGTAATCGGCGTGACCGTGGCCGACAGCACCTGGCCCAGTGTCACCGCCTGGGTCGCACCGGCCGACGGCGCGGACGAGCCGCCATTCAGCGTGAAGCTGTTGCCGTCCGCCCCGGTGATGCTCTTCGAGGTCGCGACGCCGGCGGCGAGGCTGGAATTGCGATAGCCCTCATAGGTCAGCGCCACCACGATCACCGAATAGGTCGCGCCCGGCAGCGTCGCGCCCGACCCGCCGACCGACAGCGACGGCGTGGCCGGCGTGCCCAACTGCAAACTGCCGTTGCCGCCCAGGAAGGCGTTCTCCTCCTTCAGCATCATCTTCTGCAGCAGGCGCATCGTCGCCACCGCCTGCACATCCTCGAAACCCTGCGCCGCCGAGACCGCTTCGAAGGTCACTGAATCCTCCTCGCCGACCGTGGCGTATGAGGCGGAGCGGGTCGAGGTGCTGTAGCTCATCCTGCCCGACCGCTGGCCTTCCGGCACCCAGCCCATCGCGTCCCAGCCGGAGCCGATGATGGCGTTGACCTGCCGCCAGTTGGTGGCCGTGCCGGTGCCGCCGCCGACGCGCGGCAGCACGTTGCGGATCGGCGTCGCCGCCGGATAGAGATTCTTGGCCGATGCCTGCAGGTCATAGGCGACGAGGCCGGTTCCGGTGGTGATCGCCTTGGCCATCGTATCGATGCCGCCCGCGGCCAGGGCATCCTTGACCAAGGCGAGGGTTTCCGCGGTTGTCGTACCATTCATGAATTGAGGCTCCATCTAAAGGGACGGGGCGCCGTCACGACGCTCCCTTCGCCTTGCCCAAGGGCGTGTTGAAATCTCCGGATGGCGGGCTTCACCGGCCGGAATGCTGAAATCGCAAAGCTGCGGCACCCTGGCGCGGTTGTGGCGCCGCGCGAGTGGGTCTAGCTGGCGGTAACGTTATGAAGTGAGCGCTGTTAATGCTGTCCGATATCGAAACTTTGGTCGCCGAGTTCGACCATAACAACGCCCATCTGGTGGCCGGCACACAGGCCATGCTGGCTGGCTTCATCGCCGACCGGCCGGTCCATGCGCGCTTCATGAACACGCTGTCGATGCTGGAGCATATGGGCAGCCACAAGATAATGGCGACCCAGCATGGCCTCGGCATCGATCAGCCGACACTGAAGCATCTGGCGGAAGAAACCCGCCACGCCTTCTTCTTCAAGCGCCACGCCAATCGCGAGGCCGGCCGGACCCTCGAATATTCCGCTGCCGACATGATCGCACCCCTGGCCGCCCGCCGTTACTTCCAGCGCCTGGAGGCCGAAATGGTCCGCGCCTTCCCGGCGGATATCCATCCACGCGCGACCTATCTCACCATGTCGATGGTGGTGGAATTCCGCGCGGTGTGGGGCTATCGCCTGTACCAGGCGGCGCTGGTCAAGGCGTGCAGTCTGGTCTCGCTCAAAAGCCTGCTGGCCGAAGAGGCCGGGCACTTGACCGATATGGCGGAACGGCTTGCCGACCTAGACGAGTTGGATATCGCACGGTTGCGTTGGTTCTGTGCCACCGAAACGGTGCTGTATGCGCGGCTGTTGGACGCGTTTGCGGAGTCTATTACCTATCGCGAAGCTGCATGGAGCATCTTCCTAAGAGGTCGACAGAAAGCTGCGGCGGCGTCGAGATGGTGATCAAACACATGCTTAGCAGACCGCTCACGCAGGAGACCACAATTCGAGCGGATTCAGAATAGAATCCAAACACTAAGTCTGGAGAGGTTCTGTTGGTGTCGGCGGTGGAGGTGCGACCGCTTGAGCCGGAACCGTCATTTCAGGTCTTGGGGTCGTCAATGACCGCAACGACGCTGATTCAATCAGGGCCTTGGCGACGCCCATCACAGGAACGCTTAGAAACACCGCGCCCAGCCATGGTGAGTTTAAGTATAAACATATAAGACCGCCCGACATCGCCACCGCCGCCGTCGCGAATCCTAAATAGTTTCCGCGCTGTTGGTCCTTATGGGTCATCGCCCGTACCTCTTTCGCCTCCTCAATCTGAGCATGCTGAAGCTGCTCCGCCATTTTAATCATGCGATCGAAGGTACCTGGTAGTAGCTTTTCGTAGCGCTCCACTGCTTCAGGTGGAGGGTAAGGACCCTGCCAAGATTGCATAGTCTGCTGAACTTGCGCAGTTAACATCAGTGTCGGGTTCGGAATTGACCCAGTCATAATTGGTTGGGCGAAATTCGGCATCGCGCCGCGTTGCTGAGCTATCTGCGCCTGAAGAATCTGGGCCAGCGCTTGAGGGGATATTTGCTGTTGTTGAGGAGGCTGTGGAGGCACCCCGTCGCTGGGCTGACGTAGCGAAGCCGTAGCCCCTGAGTCAGACGGTGGCGACGGAATCTGTTCCGGTGTCAGTGGCGATGGACTGTCCGTCATTTACAACTTGTGAGTATGAGTGGCTTAAGGCGAACCCAACCTGCATAAAGCTCAGCGGTAGGCTGTAATTACCCATATAGGCGTAATACGGAACAGGCGCAGCATAAACCGACGCCGGGCTAGCTAACCCCGCCCAGAAGGCAGCCCAGAAAACTGAATTGCGATTTATCATCATGGTCTCAACACTTCTGAAGCAATGAACCTGATCAATTGCCTCTTCGAGAAAACGACTTGTAGCGGTGTGCTGTTCCGCTGTCCAATCGATTGGATTCTGTAAGCCCTTAGGCCTAAAGAAGGGGTCGTGAACCATATGTTGGCTCTTTTGCCTCGGTTTCCAGGGGCGATGATACACACTTCTCTCAAGCCGGGTTAGAAGAAAGTGTGTGACATAATTGGCTAGTCTGATCGTCCAGCGTTTGGAAAAGTGAGAGTTACGGCTTCTATCCTCTTAGATTCATCCCAGCCCTATCTTAAAACACCACTAGTTGGGAGCCGGGGGGCAATATGGCTAGTCTAATAAGAACGCTCCTCAAGGAAGAGAGGCCTTCTAACCATTCGCCAACTTCTCGATCTGCCCCAACGTCATCGGCTGGCGCAGCGCGCGTTTCACCAGCTCGACCGGGTCCTTACTGATCGGCTCCTCGCGGTGTAAACCGCCTAGCCGGTCGGCCGACTTCTCGATCGGCACGGCCTTCAGCGCTGCCTTGCGTTCGGCGGGCATCCGGGCCAGGGCCTTTTTCAGGGCGTCGCGCTCGGCGAGCAGGCCGGCGATCTTGTCGGCCATGTCATCGTCGTCCTCGTTATCATCGCCGGCGCCGTCCAGCGCGCAGCCGTCGCATGATGCGCCGAGCGAAACGGCCTGGTCGTGGATCGCCTGGATCATCGCGAGGTCGGCGGCCGAGTTCCGCGCCCCGACCTTGCCGAGCGCCCCATCGTCCGCCTTGTACATGGTGAACACCGCCTCCGGGTTGGCCGGGCGGTCGACCAGGCTGATCTCCGACAGTTTCACGCCGGTGATGACATGCTTCTGCGCCGTGTCGCGCCGGACCACACTGCCGCCGATAGAGAAGCCTTTATAGACGCCGGCGGTCACCTTTTCCCACGCCACGGGATCGACGATCCGGGCGGCCAGATACAGGCCACGCTCGTCCATCTCGGCCTCGGTGGCGACGCCGACGGCGGAGGGCTGGTGCATCTCGCGGATATTGGCGAAGCGCATATAGTCGGGCAGCGCCGCCTCCAGCGCCTCGCGCTTCACGATTTCCCCCTGGCTGTCCAAGGCTTCGGTCGAGGCATAGCCGAACACCATGTGCTGGGCTTCGTCGATCTTGGCGATCGGTGCATAGAGTCTCATGCGTTCTCTCCATTAGGGGTTGAGGCGGCGCCTTTCAGCACGCTGTCCAGCGTCACCGCGCCGGCGCCGGTATAGATCAGCGGCGTGTCGCCGCCCGGGATCGGGTCCTGGCCGGCTTCGGCGCGGGCCTCGTTGATCGTCTTCAGGCCGGACTTGACCTTCATGTCGGTGATCTGCGCCTGGCGCATCAGATCGTCGGATTTCTCGTCGACCCATTCGAATTCCAGGTCGGGACAGCCGAAATCTTCCTCGATCACCTGATCGACCAGGCATTTGATCCACAGCATGATCGGGCCCAGACCTTCGCTCAGCGCCATTTCCTGGGCGTTGTCGGCGGTGGCCCGGTTCATCTGCCGGGTGAAGGGCGCCGGCGAGGTCGAGAAGGCATAGCAGACGATCCGCGCCAGCCACTCGTCGAAATCGTCCTTCAGCGGCGGGTCGCGCATCGGCTGATAGCGGAAGTCCGACGGCACGAACTTGGCATGCCGGCGCTCGGCCGTATTGCCGGCCAGGATCGTGTCCCAATAGTCCTGGAACTGGCCGATCTGCTCCATCGTCCAGCTCTGCGGCACCCCGATCAGCGCCTCGGGCATGTTGCCCTCGGTGAAATATTGCAGCTGCGCCAGCTGACGGCGGAGCGCGATATTGACCGTGGTGATGATCTGCTCGACCGGCGAGAAGCCATAGATTTTGGCGGTACGCGGATTGCGCGGCAGGTAGATCAGCGTGTCGCGGTCGAAATCCGCCTTGGGCACGCCGTGCAGCACCTGCTGATAGGCCGGGTCGGGCGGCGCCGGCACGCGGCCCTGGTCGTCGATCAGCACCTTGATGGTCGCACCGTCGACCGGCTCCAGCGCCAGCAGCGCGCCGCCGACACTGCGCGCCTTATAGAGCGCCGGCGCATCGATGACGAACAGATCCTCCAGCAGCATGCGCAGCCACGTGCCCCAGCGATGGACGCCGTCCGGCTTGCGGAAAAAGCCTTCGATCGCCGCGACCCTCGGATCATCCAACGGCGCCGTCTGTTTGCCCACCGTCACTTTCGGCCGCACGTTCCAGCGCAGCCGCTCGACCTGGTCCTTGCGCGTCTCGATCACCAGCCGCAGCACATCGTAACTGTCGGCCAGCGCCCGCATCTGGACGAACGACACGCCCTCCTCGCCGCGCGGCTGATACTGGATGTTGAGGCCGGAGCGGTAATCGAACCGCCTGGGCTCGGTGAATACCGGGTCGACCGGCGCCAGCGGCTGCAGCGGCCCGAACCAGTCGTCCGGCGCGATGCCGCGAATGGCATAGCGCAGGCCGGCGCCGATCCGGCTGATAAATCCGGGCACGGGCTGGGTATAGGTCAGCGGCGTCAATTTTCCTTCAGGCGGCATCGGGCAACCCCACGGCTTCGAAGAAGGAATGGATCTGGACCGTCCGTCCGTTCACCGTGCGGCAGCTGAAGCCCAGCGCGTAACGCCCCGCCGGCGGCTGGCCGATCGCCTGCGCCGCGACCGTGCCGACCAGAACCGGCTGCCCGCGCAAGGCGGCGGCGAAATCCGTCACCGGCGCATCGACCGGAAAGAACATCGTCTGCAACGTGTCCGGGTCCAGCCGGTCGCCCACATCCAGCCCGGGCCGAAGATCGATGGCGAAGGCATCGTCGGCCAGCACCGACAAAGCCGGGAAATCGCGCCCGGCATAGCCGGACGGAAAGACCGGGATCATCACCCGCCGCGGATTCAGCGCCATGCCGCCCCCCTTCAGCCCATCCAGGCACAATGAAACCGGCCCGCCCTGTCCCAACCCCAACGTGATCGGCCAAGCGGGCATGGCGGTCTCCTGAATTTTTGATAGATGCGAATAGCCTTCGCGAAGTCGCCGCCGGCTCGATTAGCGCGGGTTCGGCACCATTGGCCTGCGTGATCCGTGTCGCACATGGATCACGATTACGCGCCGGTTGCCTTCATCGATCGTGTAGATGATCCGGTAAATATAACGGTCGCTGCCATAAAGCAGCTGTCGCAAGCCGCAGTCCTCCGGTGTGGCCATTCCTCTTGCCGGATGTCGTTTTAGGCTGAGTACCGCCTCTTCAAGTCCATTGAACCAATGCTTGGCCTGAACGGAATCGGCCGCTGCGATGGTTTTGAAAATATGCCTTAGATCTCGGCTTGCACGGGTCGTCAGTTCAACGCGATATGTCATATTCCGCGCGTATTTCGTCAAAGACCGTCAGCACCGGCCTTGTCCGCCCGTTCGCCAAATCTTCCAATCCTTGCCTGATGCCCTCGGAGGCGTTGGCCTCGGCTGCGATATCAAGCAATCGCTGATAGGCATCCGCATCCTGCACGACGGCGGCGGCCCGGCCGTTGACCGTCAGGATGACCGGACGTTGGGTCTCCTTGAGATGCCGCATGATCTCCGCCGAATGATTGCGGAAGGTGGTCATCGGCTGAATGTCTTTTGTGATGTCCATCAGCGTCCCCATCAGCGATATTACCGAATTCGGTAATATCGCTGATGGGGACCGCGCCGGCAAGGATGGGACTTGGCCGGCCAAGCGTTGTAGGCAGATTGCAATCTGTCTCCAAAACTCACGACATCCGCCGCCGCGACGTCGGCGCGGTGGCGCTGTCCAGCGTGAAGCTCATCGCCGGCGTCACTCCATCCAGCCGGTTGGCGGTCAGCGTATTGCCGTCCTGCGCGATGTTGCTCATGACGGCTGAGATGCCATACAGCAGCTGCGCCAGCGTCGCCGGCTCCCCGTTCGCGGCATAGCTTTCGGTCAGCGCGGTGTTCAGCACGCCGGCCTGGATCGCGCTCAAGGCCGGGCTCGCGGCATAGGGGTCGAACGCGACCACCTGGGCCTTCACATCCGCTGGATCGCCGCCCGTCGCGGTGGCATGCAGCAGCAGGATGCCGTTGGTCGTCACGTCGGCGCCGCCGGGCGTCAGCCTGTACCAGCCATCCCCAACCTCAGCGACCGTCCCCACCGGCGCCGCGAACCCGCCGCCGTTCTTGGAGATGGCCACGGTGGGCGCGGCCCCGGTCAGCCCGTAGACGTGATTTGCCGATTGCGCCATGAAGAACAGGATCGGCCGCGTATCGCCGTTCAGGATCAATTGCATGCGATGTCTCCTGAAATAAAAAAGGCGACCCGTTGGCCGCGCCTTTTTCCGTGCATCTGTGTAGACGGTGTCTTTAAGCGGCGGGGATTGCTTCACCACCGAGCTTGTGCAGATCAACGAACATTATCGGTTCCGCGCGCTTCCTGTTTTCCTCGGTGTCGAGGATGGTAAAGCCGCAGCGCTCATAAAAAACCGACTGAGTTCTTTTTCGAATCAACGACGACGAACCGGCAGCCAACGCGCTCCCCTACCACCAGCTTGGCGATGCCAATTGCCAGATCGACCAGCTGTTGGCCAAGGCCTCTACCACGCATGCTCTGATCGGTTGCGAGGCGTGCGATTTTTACCGCCGGATATTGCCTGTATCGAAATTCCACATCGTCGAATGGGGCGGCGTCGCCATCGCCGACAACAACCTCACCGCACACCAATGTTATGTATCCGATAATCCTGGCGCGCGGTCACCTGTCAGAAACATACCGTAAGTTCGCGCAAGGCTATGTTCTCCATAGCTTTTGGCATGTCTCTGTAGAAAAATCCTAAGCGGTGTGAGCGCCGCATCCCCAAGAGAAAGCCCGGTGAGTTTATCGTCAGGCCTAATGGGCCGAATTTGTATCTCTTCGTCGGCCAATTAACGCTTTGTCGGCGCCATCCGAACGGTAACCGAACCGCCTTCCTTTTGAAGCTGCCGGACCATCTCGGAACCGCGTTTAGCGCTTTCGACGGCCGCGGGCTTTACCCGGCCATAGCGAACCTGGGCCTCGAACTTTTCCGCATCCTTACCGGTCAACGTGACGCGCCCGAAGGCATGCGATTTTATACTCATGGTACGCTCCTGCCTCCTTAGCGTTAGCGTTCGCGGGATCGAACTCCCCTGAAGCCAATATGAGCATAGCGGACAATTTGTCCACCGCCGATCACCTTATTCATTGACGACCCGGGCGCGGGAATAGCCGGCGGTGGTCGCGGTCCCGCCGCCCTGCATCGCGTCCTCAATCTGCTTCATGACGATGCCGGCGATCTGGCCGGTGGCATAATAGGCCGGGTGGATGCCGTCGGCGGCCATGTCGGTCGGCACGTCGTTGAAATTGAAATGCGCCTCGATCCCGCAATCGACGATCGCGCATTTGCCGTCCGGCGCCGCCGCCTGATAGGCATCGAACCCGGCCAGGACCGCGGCCTTCTGGTTCAGCGTGGTGACCTCATAGATGACGAAGATCCAGGCATCGGGCGCGGCGGCCCTGATCGCCGGCAACGCCGCCGTCACTGAGGCCTGGACGTTGCCCGCCGGCAGGGTTCGGTCGTTCGCGCCCAGCATGATGCAGATGATATCGGGCGCCGGGCTGAACAGGCCGGACACCAGCCGCGACTGCCCCTGGGAATATTTATCCCAGCTCGACAGCGTGTCGTTGCCCGGCGTGAAGAACGGCACCGCGCCGGGCGGGCTGCCGCCGGCGCTGGGCGAAATCCAGCCCAGCCCGCCATAGCCGACCTGACCATACTCGGCCGGAAACGCCTTGCCGAGCAGGGCGCACCATTCCAGCTGGCTGTCATTGTTGGCGATGTCGCCCGAACTGGCTTGCCCGGTGGTCTTGACGCCCTCGGTGATGCTGTCGCCAAGAAACAGGACCCGCATCGCGCTCAGCGGCGGCGCGACGGTTTCGGCCCCGCCGTCGAGAATGAAGCCGGTCGGGATGACGGCGCTGCCAGGCCCGACCCAGCGGTCGTAGCCGTCGGTCGTCGAGACCATGCAGAAGTAAAGCTGATGCGTTCCGGCCGGCAGCCCTGTCGCCAGGGTCAGGGTGGCGTCGCCGGATGTCAGCTGATGATCGACAGCCGCGCCGTCGTCGATCGACCACCTGACCTTCGGCCACAGCGCCGCGTTGCCGTACAGCGCGGCATAGCCCGCGATATTCAGCGCGATTTTGATCGAGGTACCGGTGAACCCCATTTTCATATAAGCCCCGTTACAGGCCGAAATCGCGAAGCTGGAGCCCGACATCCGCCAATTATAGGGCGAGAAGAACAAATTCGGGTCGCTGACGGCCACCGTGACCGGACCGGTGCCGACGACACAGCTCGCCGCATGCGAGGCCGTGAAAGCGCCGGTGGCGGAGAAGCCGAGCGGAATCGTCCCGGCACCACTACCACCCGGCGGCGTATAGGTGACAGTCCGCGGCGTGCCGGCATTCCCCGGGGTGAAGGTGAGCGGGCTGGAAGGCGAGAACGCGCCGCCGGCGCCGCCATCGGAGAGGGCGATGGAGACATTCGACGCGAGGGCGCCGTTAAGCGCGACCTGGTAGCCGCCGGTGGCAACACCGGGCGTGGTCGCGTTCGAGGTTGGGCTGATGGTGAAGTCGCTGGCCGCCGTTGCCAAAACGGTCAGTATTGCTGTCGTGCCGGTGCCCGGATCGGTGATTGTGACGGTGCCGGCGGAACTCGGAGCGGTATAAGTCAGCGTCGCTGAGGTCGCGGAAGTGACATGCTGCGCGGTAATCGTGCCGCCTGACGCGGTGAAGGTCGGCAACCCTGGTGTGCCGGACGTCCAGCTGGTGCCGGTACCTGTCAGGGTGAGGGTGTTTCCGGTCGAGCTAGCAATCACCGACGTCGGGCTGACGGCGAGGAAAGCACTCACCAGATTGTCGAGGGTGAAATTGTCGACGCCAGAGCCACCCGACGATCCGTTGAACTGGTTGTACAAGCCGGGATAACCTGCGGACGTGATTGAGCCATCGGTCGACTGATGCGTCCAGCTGCCTGGCTCTGCCGTGCCCTGGTCCCAAACCCTTATCGAGATCGTCGAGCCCTGGATGCGCGCTCTGATACTGATGTTTCCGGAAAGGCCCGACGGACTGAATGTGTCGATACGAGTGACACTTCCAGAAACCCGCTTATAGACATCCCATTGGCCGTTAAGCGTTCCGGCGTTGTCAGGAATGATGATGTAGGCAGTCGTCGAATCTGCCGACCCGCGCAGGATGATACCAACAAAGCCGTTGACCACGGCTACGTCGTAGCGAACCTCCATATCGGCGAGGGCGGATTGGCCAGTATACATAATCTGCGCGCCGTCACCGCTGCTCAGCGGCCCAACCAAGGAATTAGGCGCGGAAATAGAAGCGGTGTTACTGACAGCCCAGTTGGCGGAGTCAATCGGCGACCATCCGCTTGGCAGCGCGCCGATGATCGTGCCGTCGTAACTTTGAGAATAGATGATCGACACGGTCTAAACTCCCAAGAAATAGACTGCCCCGCGTTTAGACCGAGCGTCTTCCGATGAGCAATGCGGTGGATAAGTTTCGCGGTCGGACTTAGCCGGCCAATGCTAGTCGGTGGTGGTATCTAATCGAGCGGAGACATCAGCTTCAGAAGGCGCGAGAATACTCTCCGCACGCTTCTATCCGTTAAGAACAGAAGCGCCTGGCGAAATCCCCGGCTAATCAGCTGACAACGCGATGCCGTAGTTTCGTGAGCCTTGTCGCCGGGCGATCAGCGATGACTGTCACGACATAGGCAGTCGGGATCGCGATGGCCAAAAACGCCACCATCCAAACGCCCAGGAACGGAGCCGAAGGTGGCGCGCCTGCAGACAGATACCAAGCCGCGAAGATCGTGTAGAGGATCGGCATATGGGTCAAATACAGGGAATAGGAGACGGTTCCCAAAAACTGCGGGACCCGCGAAGTCAAAAACGACTGACTTTTCTCGCTTAGGATCACTCCACCGACTAATAACGTGGCGCCAATCGTGCAGACAAGGATTTTCAGATCGGCCTCAAAGCCAACAATCGCCGTCACGAGGCGCGAGTAATATCGTAGCGCCTGCAAAGGAGCCATCGCTGCTATCCCGATGCCAACCGCCATCATCGCCATGCCGGTCAGATGATTACCCTTGATCTGATGTCGATCGGCCGACTCAGAAAGCGCGACACCGATGGCGAAGGAAATATACGCCCAACCGCCCGAGACGCCCAATAAAATGGCGATGCCGGCCAGAGCGCCGAGACGCCATGTGACTGGAACGAAGCGGTAAAACGTAAAAATACCCAGCGATCCCCAGAGCTCAATCCGCATGGACCAGAGAACTGGGTTCACTAACGGCTTAGGGAGCGTAGCGTACGCTCCATATAGTGCTTCAGATACTGCTTGCCAAAGAGTTGGCGCGCCGAACTGATAGAGGTTCGTTGTCCAGTAATTCGCCTTGAATGCACTTATCGCGGGCATCTCATCTGGGTAGACCGAGAGGAGCAGCCACGCCAGCAGGCTTGCCGCCAGCATCGGCAGTGTCAACCTCACGTAGCGCGCAAGAAGAGATAGTGGCCATGGTTTGTCGCGGGCTGCTTTCGCGACAACGATCCCAGACATAACGAAGAAGATGTAGACCGCGAAGTTTCCTGCTCTGAAGGGAAAACTTAAAAGCGCAGTAATAACTTCCCAGCGAAGTCCCTGACCGAAATGCCAATCCGCCACAGGTAATAGCGCCGACAAATGTTCTAAAACCACGACCAATGCAGCGATACCTCGCAACCCATCTAGGTGATGGTCGCGGCCCCGCGATTGGACATTCGGTTGGTTCTTCGGTTGCCTCATCCACCAGTCTTACCGAGCCCAACTAGCGTTGCATAGGCTTGCAGCGGAGCGTGACGAGGGGCAACCCTACCGTATGGTTATAAAAATCCGCCTTATTTGCTCTGCCGAGATCGTGCTAAATAAGGCGACCACCACCGCCTTTGATCACTGTGTCCTAGCGGGCGCTTCTATATGAGAGGCGAAGGCCGGGTCAGTAAGAACGTGCCGTGCAGCATTTTCTATGCGGTCCCCAATGGCCCACCAAAACAACGCAAGCACTCCAGATAAAATTACGCTGGCGACAATAGCGCCAGTCTTCACCCTATCTACCGTCTGAAGAACGCTCTCGACCTTCGCACTGGTCTTTCCCAGCGTTTCGTCAAGATGATCAAGTTTCGTACTCAGCTTCCCGATTTCGACTAATACGAATCGGATGTCTGAAGTGGGGTACAAATCTTGCGGCGGTGGGACGCTTGCGACCTCGGTCGGCGGCCCCGCGGCTATTGGAGGCTGATTCTTACCCAACTGGACGACTTTCCAGTTTGACCTTCAGCCAATCCCACACAGTCTGAGGCGCACGTCCAAAATATGACGATGTTGCGAAGACAATCGCATTCCCGACGGAAGGTGCGTTCGGATTTTTAGAGTCGTAAATTCCGATCTTCGCACTAAGGTCGACCGCTGTCAGCGAGCTGGAAACCAGCCATTGCGTTGAGGTGATCTCATAGTGGTCATTCGGAAATGAAGCCTTGATCTGCTCGGCTATCTTCGGCGTTGGCGCCGGCAAGAGCACTGCAAAAATCGTCATGTGATAAGTTTCCCGAGCGTCGTAAGGGTCACATTTGAAACGTGTGCAGCGTCATTAAGGTGCCCTGGGCAGCTTATATGATACGCATATCCTATTTTGCATACAGGTTTCAGAGTCGCACCTTCAAAATCGAGTCCCTTAAGTTAACCGCTCCTACCCTCACCCCTGCGCCGCCAAAAACTCCGTCAGCCGTTCCTTCAGTTTCCGTGTCTCATCCGCCGTCACCGGAAAGCGCTGGCCGTCCATCTTGACCGTCACCGTCGTGCCGGCGGCTGACAGGGGGCCGGTCCAGGCGATGATGACGCCGTTGCGGCGGATGGATTTATCTTCGATGACCCAGCCTTCGCGGTCGCGGGGCAGGTTGTCGGCAAGTATGTCGATATGGCTCTGCGTGCCCCAGGTGGGCTTCGCCCGCTTCGGCCTGGCGCTGGTGAAGCGGCTGAACAGGGCGGATAATGTCGCGGCGATCGGCATAAGGGTAAATTAAAATAAACCCCCGGCGGCGTCCAGCGGGACAAGCCGGTCAGCGCGCCAAATCCTCGGCCTTCACCCGCCACATACGGGTCAGCGCGGGCACATCGTCCAGGGTGGCGCAGGCCGCCTCGGCGGCGTCCAGCGCGTCTTGCGCCGACAGTTTCACCGGCGACAGCCACTCCACCATCGTGCGGCCGGTCGGGGCATGGATGATCGGGAAATCGGCGATCAGAACCTGGTCCAGCGCGGTCAGCTCGCGGCGCACCTGCTCGAGATCGGCATAGCGGCGCCAATATTCGGCGGCCAGCCACGCCCCCTCCTCCCGCAATATGGCGGCGACGGCCGGCCGGGCGCGGGCCCTGATCCCGCCCACCCTGGCGTCGGCCTGGGCGATGGCGTGGCGCATGGCATCGAGAGTCTTGCGCGCCGCCTCGGCCTTCAGGCTCGCCGCGTTCAGCGTGGCCTGCGCCTCCCGCCGTGTCTCAAGGTTGGGCTCCGGGGCCGCGCCCTGGTCGGTGCCCGCCCAGGCGGCCATGCGGGCGGCATAGTCGGCGTCCAGCTCGTCCAGCAAGGCGCGGGCCACCGCCTCGTCGGCGATCTCGGCCTCCAGCCGGGCGATCGGCGCGCGGGCCAGCACCGCCTTGCGTTCGGCGTCGCGCAAATCCAGCAGCAGCTCGGCCAGGTCGTGGCGCGCCGGCGATCGGGGCGGGGCGGCGTCGTCCGCCGGATGCGGGTCGTGCAAAACCGCGAGTTTGGTCTTTGCCATTGTCGTTGCCTCCTTCTTGAGTCGAATAGGATCAGGCGGCCGGCTTTTGCCGCTCCACCCTGTCGCGCAGGTAATCGAGCGCGCCGGTGGCCCGCGGCTCCAGCACCAGTTCGGTCAGCGCCCAGACCAGCGCATCCACCCGGTCGGGTGAGGAGGCGCCGCTGGCCGGCTCCCAGTTGCACATCTGGTCTTCCAGCGCCGGAAATCCGCCGACATGGCGGACCCTGCCCTGCTCATACAGCGCGGCCACCGGCTCGGCCCGCGCCTGCTTGCCCCTGCTGGCGCTGACCGCCTTGAACGACACGGCCGGCATGACCGTGCGCAAGGTCAGTTCGATCATCTCGCCGCCATTATTGGTCTCGGCGACGATCCGGTCGGCGCCGAACAGCCGGTACAGGTTGATCGCGCGGCTGGCCCATTCGTTGGGCGAGAACCGGCCGGAGGCATCGCGCACCACATAGGCCAGTCCGTCGGTGCCGATGCCGGCGACAACGATGCCGGTCTCGTCGGAATGCTCGCCGGCGGTGACGGCCGGGTCGATGGCGACGACGATGCGCTTCAGCTCGGGCTGGTCCTCTACCGCGATCCGCGCCGCCTCGATCGCCGTGCGGGTCCACAGCGCGCCGTCCGCCTGCTCCAGCAGCTCGGCATACAGCTCCTGCCGGCCGAGGCGGGTGCCCTCATATTTGCTGACGATCGACTTCACGAAGCTCGCCGCCAGGTTTTTCCTGTTGTCGAAAGTCGACCCGCGCGTCACCCGCGTCGTCGGCGCGGCGGCCAGGTCGCGGATCAGGCGGATCGGCTTGGGCGTGGTGGTGACGACGACGCGCGGCCGGTCGCCCAGGCGCAGGCCGAACATCAGCATATCCCAGGCTTCCTGAGGGTAACGCCATGCCGCCAATTCATCGATCCAGGCGAAGTCATGCTGCGGGCCGCGCAGCCGCCGCGGCTCGTCGGCGGAATAGCAGGTGGCGATGGCGCCGTTCCGCCAAAGGATGCGGTGGTTGGACGGCTCATAGAGCGGGGGGTTCGACGGCGGGAAGACGGACAACAATCCGCTCTCGCCCTCGACCATCACGCTGCGCACATCGGCGGCGGTGGGGCCGACCAGGGCGACCCGCCGGATGCTGCCTTTTTCGATCAGCGCACGGACCGTCTCCGCCCCGGTGCGGGTCTTGCCGAAGCCGCGGCCGGCCAGCAGCAGCCAGACGATCCAGTCGTCGTCGGTGGGCGGCAGCTGCTCGGCGCGAGCCTTGCCTCTGTCGCCAGCCCAATTCCACCGGTCGCTCGCCAGTGCTGTCAGGGCCCTCTCAATCAGACCGCGCAGCGCTCTTTTGTCGAGCGATAAAATCAA